GCCGCGCACGTCATTGAGAACTGTTTGATATCCTACCCAATGTCCACCGTTTTGAATCATGATGTCTGCTTGATTTGTAGCTGAGTAGTACCAATAGGTACCATCAGCAGGATCTTGATCTGGTGCTGTTGTGCTGGCTGTATAGGTAAAGAATGGATATGTGGCCCAACCTGTTAGTGCTACATAGTCAGTACCATTGATGGTAACATTGCTGACACCTTCCAATGAAGTATTAAAACCTGCTTCCTCAACCGGAGTTCCGTTGAGATCTCTAAGGTAGATATCTCCACCTGCACTGTGTGTCATTACAATGGCACCGTTGCTATCAACTGCAGCACTGACATACGGTACTGCAGCAGCACTCACAGCAGCAACAAAGTCGGATGCGCTGCCACTCTGAATGTATGCTGTCACAGGAGTGGTCAAGGTCGAGGTTCCTGGTTGGGTGGCAACTATTGAGAATGTATCGGTTCCTAAGAAACTAGGAGTGTCAGTGTCACCAGTAATACTCATTGTGCCGCTTTGATACCTTTCAAAAATTTCTAATCCTGCTGTGTCAGGGCTATTATAAGCTGGATTCAACAAAGCATAAGTGGTTCCAACAGGAATATTTTTACCGCCACCTGAAGGATCTAGTGCGTAGATAGCAGCAGATTCGCTGGCATACACACCACAGGTTTGTTGTACCCAAGTTGCCAGTGCGCTGTCATACTGTTTAAGTACCAGGTTCACGCCAAGATTCACATTGTTGGATTTTTGCCACACCGAACCAGTGGGTTCCGGATTGGTCTGTGTGCTACCCCAACGTGGTGTTTGATAATTTGGACTGGCCTGGAACGCAGGAGCCAAATAAGTTCCTTCTGAGATTCCTAAGGTGGTCAATGGTGTACCAGAATTGTTTTGAATCAGCACGGCACCTTCGCCACCTGTACTACCGTCTGCTGTGGCACCACTGTCAGCATAAATGCACAGTTTGCCATCGATATTTGCAGCATACACACCAGGAAGAGAACTGTTGCTTAGGGCATTGATGTTGGTAGCCAATGTAGAGACCGAGGTTCCAGTGGGTACGCTGACACCGTTGATGTAAACGGAGTTACCGTTGATCAGTGAAGTTGGTGCATTGCTACTCTGAATTGTGGGCCATGCTGTTTTCCAGTAATCACTACCAACTAGAACCCAGGTGTTGTACAAGTCATTAGCACTGGCACCATCTTGCAACCAACCCGGAGCTTGTGTGGAGGTTGGGCCTCCACGTTTGAAATAAATTGGGTTCTGATATACATCATTTACACCAACTACCACCACAGCATAGTTTCCGATGCTACCGATGCTCTGTAGTGGAACTGTGCTGTTTGATTCTAGGCTTGTAGTGCTGTTGATTACTAGAGGTGTTTGATTGGTAAATGCGTTGGTGGTAATATTCCACTGGAAAATACCCCAAGTTGTGTTGGCTGTGTCTAACCAGTATGTTCCATTGGGTGCACTGCCGGTAGGGCGAACCAAGGTAGCAGTGAGTGCCGAAAGGTCAATATCGGCTCGTTGCACATAGGCCAGACTAGTGGAGCCCAGTGCCGAATAAGCGGCTAACAAGCCATACTCATTGAGTTCATAACCATTGATGGGTGTACCAGCAGTGGTTTTATAAAAGAATGGTACGCCAAAAGTAGCGGATAGATCACGCTGACTTGTAATCAAATAGGTTCGATTAGCATTGACTTTGAGTGTGCCAGCAGCTACTCCAACACCTGCTCCGGATACTTTGTTTTGTGCAGTAGCAATCAAAAAGTATGGTACTGAATTGGTAGTCGCGGGTAGATATTGACTTTCGTCAATGACTGTGACTTGTACTCCTGGGGATACTAGGGCCATAATGGGTTCCTCTTCAAGTTATAGATATTTATCGGAACCACCAAAAACAACACCTAAACAAGCACCTTTGGCAAAGGTTTTGTGTAAATAGGGTTATGAAAAGACCACAGTGTCCAGCTTGTCAACAGCGTCCTTGTGCTGTAAACTATTTGTCAGAGCATCGAGTACACTACCGCTCGCGATGTGAAGTTTGCATACGCAAAAGTCGCAGAATAAAACCGCCTGTGCCCAGATGGCAGCAGGCTGGTTATAAAAAGAAAATAGTGTGTGACCGATGCGGGTTTAAATCAAAATACAGTGCCCAGCTAGTGGTTTACCATGTGGATGGTAACTTACATAACTCTGAGTTTAGAAACTTAAAAACTATCTGTCAGAACTGCGTAATCGAAGTCAGTAGGTTGGATTTACCTTGGCGTGTTGGAGATCTTGAACCAGATCATTGACTCGGCTATAGAGCTCATCCATGGTGCCGTTATTTTCGATCACTAGATCAAAGTCGGTATCTAACCAGGCCCACTCAGACGCATGAATTTCAGGGTACTGTCGGTGCATGCCCTCACCGCGTTGCTCCATCAAGTACAGATCCTCTCCAGCTGCCAAGGTGCGTAGTGCACATGTATACCACTCAGGCATGGGTCCGCGACGTACCCACAACACACGCCCACCCACTCTACGGATAGCAGCAATTTCGTTGGGGAATCTGCAGTCAGAAATCACTATGTCATCGGTGGTTCTGCGCAGTTTGTTTTCCACGCTGGCCACCCAAATGTCATCGTGAAAGTGCTGTCTGCACACTTCGGTGCCCCACAACTGCAGGATGTAGCGCGGAGTTAATTTAGGCATGTCCAAGCGCCGGGCCCACCAAGGATCCACAGTTTCGCGCCACTCGCGACTTTGTCTGGTACGCCCTTCCAAGAGTTCACGGTCCCATCCAAACACAGCACTCACAGCGTCTTTGAGCGAGTTAGCCCAGCTGTCTCTGCGAAATTCATGTATATTCACAAGATAATCCGCAATAGTATCTTTGCCCGAACCAATAAATCCACAAATACCTATGATCATCGCATTTCTCTAATGTTCAAGTGTTTGAATGTGTCCTGCAGCAGATAAATCTGGCGCTGACAGTCTTCCAATGCATGGTGAGTGGCTGGATACTTGGGCAAGTCTGGATATAGGCTGTATACGGTTCTGGCATCACGAACCTTATAGTACTTCCAGGGCAAGGGCTTGTTGTAGCTCTTGTAGGCATGTTCCAAGATGTTCATGTCATATGTAGGACCATTTGCCCACACATAGTTGGCTTGCCAAATCAGTCGACCCAGCTCGTCAAGAGCTTGATCCAGTGGTACTCTGTTATCTTCTCCAAAAGCTTCTTCTCTGCTTTCGGCGGGTTGCGTGGCCCACCAGTCTATAGTGCCCTGCTCAATGTTGCGGTCTGGTTGACTCTCCAAAGTAATACGAGCGTAATAATGGCGATCGTGCCACCCTCTGCTCATGGGATCAAACATTTGAGCGCCAATGGTCAATATGGTAGCACTGGGACCAGTGCCCAAACCTTCCAAGTCTATCATTATATCAGCCATGCTGCTATTATAGCAGGGCAAAGAAGTGTTGTCTAGTGTGCTTTAGCCAATTACAAATGTCAGAGGTTGGCTGCCATCCACATACATCTTGAGCTGCATGATCAAGTCGTCCATACGAGCCTGAGCCTCTGATTTCATAGCAGTGCCGTTTAGAACCGATCCGCCTTGTGGGCCAGCAATGGTGCCAAACTTCTCACGAGCTTCGCCCACAATCATTTTGCAGGCAGCAACCATGTAGTCACGAATCCACTGCGAAATTTGGTAGTCCATTAACAAGTTGAATTCAGGCTTGAGATTGTAGGTCCACAACAATACATTTTCACCTGTGCCTCTTGGGTCACGCACAATCTGCAGTTTCTTTGTGACAGGATTCCAAGTGTAGTTCAAGAAACCACCAAACATTCTAGCAGCCAATTCCACATACTGAGTGTAAAAGTCGTATGTGGCCAAGCCACCTGCTACGTTGAAGTTCATGAGGTACACGTTTAAACTGGCCTGGCTGAACGGATCAAAGTTTGAAGCAAATGGACCCACCGAATCACCAAAAGTTCTACGGAAGATTTGACGCACCGAAATAACTTCCTGCGGCAGTGTATAGATCTGCACATCGCGCACCAGTTCCAAGAAACTGTAGCTTTCCTCGTAGGCGTTTTCTGCTCGCTGACGATAAGTGCCTATGGTTTTTTGGTATGCTGCTTCGTAGTGCGCAGCGTCTAACTCTACATCAATGATCTGATCTGCCATCTGCAGACGCACATAATCAATGAGATTTTGTTTGAGTGTTACTAGCGAGGTATCGGATTCTAAGGCCATTGTAGGGAGCTCCAGTGTTATTTACCAGAGCTCCCAGAGTGGTTACCAGGCTTTGAGAATTAAGATATCTTCGCTACCACGCCCATTAAACTTGGTTTCTGTGGCTCGAATTTCTTTGAACACTTTGCGGGCTGCGGGCTTGCCACTGCTGAGCAGTTTCTTGATCTGCTCTGCAGGTTTGCGCAGGGTTTTTTGTACTGTATCTGCTGGACTGAATCCAATGATTGAATTGCCTTTAACACTGATCGACCCTGCATGACTGTCAGCCACGACGTGTATGAGCTTGCGGCGTCGGGTGTTGTACAACCAGGCTTCACTGGCGTTGACCAATTTC